AAATTCTTACCCTCTCCTGCTGCAAGAGTCGAGGCTATGAGGATTCTCCTCTTAGGATTCTCTCTGAACTCGCGTTCAATGGCTGAGGAATCCTCTCCGGACAATCCACCCATTAGCCTAATGCATGGCTGGTCTCCTCTAGCAGCTAGGAGAGTATTCAAGTTCCCTTCGAGAACTGTTCCAACGTTGATGTGATGAATGAAGACGACGAGCTTAGGCTTCGCTCGAATCTTGACTTCCTGACCCTCGAAGGCTAGGAGATCCTTCTCTTCATCGTGCTGCTCGAGCCATTCCTCGACATACTCCGTCGTGGGTTCCACCTTTGCCAGTCCGACGATTTGACGCATCCTCATGAGAGAAGCACGAACTTCGCCTTGCTTCTCAAACTTCTCTTGTCCCGATGAGGATTCTAGATCGTCATAGGCATCGAGGAAACTTCCCATCTCCCGCGCGTAGGCGTTCGATTCATCTCCACCTAGGTTGAAGAAACGTCGCTGGCGGAAGATCTTGGGGAGGTCGGGCATGACTACGTCTCGTTCGTAGTCGATGATGAAGGGTTGAGTGATCTCTCTAAACTGCTCGTAACGATTTCGCTTCAACCCCCCAATGTGCATGCGACCGTTATCATCGTTGTAGTAGTCTACGTAGTGATTGTAGAACTCTTGACGATAACGAAACACAGTCGGAGCGATCATGTTGAGAACATTGAAGTATTCTCCGACGTGATTCTTGATTGGCGTACCGGACAGGGCCATGAAGTAAGTCGCGTTGCCAACGAGATCTTGAACGAACTTCGTCCGAGCTGCATCGGGGTTCTTGACATGTTGGATCTCGTCGTAGATGATCGTCTTGAAGGGATACTCTTTGAGCCAGGGTAGCCCTCCGACGTCTTTCTTCTGCTTCTTCGAGTACTTCGGCGCCATCAGGTTCTGAGAGACGATGAAGGCTTTGAAGCCATTCTCAGGCTTGGCTCTCGAAGTCTCGAGGATCTGAGCGAGCTTCCCATCTGACCACTCAAGTATCTCCATGAGCCATTGCTCGGTCATAGAGGCTTTGCAGATGATGAGGATGGGAGTCAGCTCTTTCCAGTATGATCGGATGAGAGTAGAGGAGATGATCGTCTTTCCTAGACCCTGATCCAATCGAAGCAGTGCGCGGAAGTTCGTCTTGATCGTCTTTACGCACGCTTCCTTTTGAAACTTGAAAAGCTCATATCCTGAAGCTGAGCGGATGTGATCAAAGGAAACGGCGGCAGCTTGTTCCTCACTGATCGTATGTCCGCACTGGAGGATAATGAACCTCTGTTTGACAGCCTTCAACACACCATCGACTTTCCGTGGTAGCGTGGCGACGAAGGTTTCCTTCTGAATCGCAGCCTTGCCGCACTCCGGACAGTCTGGTCGAATTATGTGTGTTTGTGCCATCTCAGTTCATCGAGAGAACGAAAGTGGGTTCTGCGATGATATCTACGACTGGTGTTCCTTCGAACGTCTTGAACAACTCCTTGATGACTTCGTAATGGCAGATGAGTATCCTTTGTGGGTATTCGGGATTCACTCTACTCTGCACTCTTACGAGTTTCAGTTCGTGCATTTCCCTTCCTCCACTTTCTTCATGAGACCGTGGGAGAAGGGAAGCGAGTGGGGGATTACGGGGTGAAAACCACTCGCTTCCCGTGGTTCAAGTCACATTCGCTCTCCTTTCCATTAGAGGTTGGTCACACATCGCTCACTGCTCTGCGTCCAATCAAGGTCGCTTTTCGGACGTTTTCTAGTTCATATTCCTCCTCTCTATGGCGGACGAACTACTTGCTCTCTGCCGCCTTCTTGCGTCGGTTTTGACGCTCGTGCTGGTAGACCTCTCTCGAGGAAACCTGACGGCAGAGATCACTGATCTTGGTCTTCTTCGGCCTGTGCTTGCCCACGTTTCCTTCTCCCTCTACTTGTGAGTGCCGATGTCCCAAACGACGCCATACGACTCAAATGCCTTGATGATCCACGCGTAACGCCCACGTGAGATCCTCTTCAAGAAGTGATCGGCGTCGTTCCTGTCCTCGAACCAGATGACGTAGCAGAAGTCACCGTTGAGAGCCATTAGCGACCCTCCAACTGAAGCGCATCTCAGCAACCCACGGAATCGAGGAGAGCGTCAATGAAGCCTCGCTCGGTCGCCGTCCACTTCTCGGGGAAGAGAACGTACTGCTGGATTGCGAGCCTCGCTCCTCGAAGGCTCAGATAGTGGGTCGAGATGAGATGGGAGACGTGAGAGTAACCATCCAGCCACTTGCGATCCGCATAGGTCCGCGGTCGCTTGACGACGATGATCTCGGGCATTCTGACTCTCTCCTTTGACTACTGACAGCGAGCAACGACTTGCTTCGTGATCTCTAGCGACGTGGGAGGATTCTCGTCGAGTCCGACCGTGTGAAACAACTCGTGGATGATGGCAGCGTCGGCTTCAAGTGGGTGCAGACGGTTGAAGCGTTCGACGCAAATCCACACGGTCGACCCATTCCGGTGAGTGTATGCGGATGTGTTGCCTTTGCAGACCTTCTCCGAGCCTACCTCGAACTTGAGGAATTGAAACTTGATCTCAATGTTCGCTGGAGTGGTAACGATGCCGAAGTGTTCGAGTGTCGTAAGGCACGCTGGATCTTGCGCCTTCAGCATTGCACGGCTGATAGACGCCTCAAGTCCGGCGTTCGACAGATTAACCCTCGGACGATCCGCTGCCGCAGCAGAGGAAGCGAGTAGAGCGAAGATGAAGAGATTGCGCATCTCAATCCTCTTTCAAGGATTCGATCGCTGCAAGTTTCAACAGCTTCTTCTCTGCCTTCTCGCGGGAGATTCCGAGAACACTCATCATCATCTCTACCGCGTCCTGAGGCTTCGCCGTGCCAGCCTTACGAGGCTTCCGAGGCTCTTCGCCTTCCTTCGGCACCGGCTTCGGCTTGTACTGCATGTCCCGGAGCTTCAGGGCATCACGCTGTTCCTTGTTCAAGTTGATGCGCTTCTGCTCGAGCGTGATCTTCGCGGCCTGCTTCGCTACTCGAATCCTCGTAGCGAACTTGGCCAGCAGGTTGACGTGATCGACGAGCTCTTCGGGGCTCAGGTCTTTCACGGCCGGGAGATGATACCCGAGCTCTTCTCCCTCATTGACCACTCGGTTGAAGATGACCATGTACTCTTCGGTGGAAAGTTCGGGCTCCATTCCACTCACTTTGACATCCGTATCACTCATGTCTTCTCCTAGACAGACTGGGCAATTGGCGTACTCGGAAGCGTAGAGTACACTCTCAAGTAACTCGACTGCTCCGCAGAGCGACCGAAGCGTGCTATCAGACACACGATAGAGAAAATGAGTCCGTTCATTGTAGAATGAATTGCGGACGTTGCCGATGAGGAGAGACACACAGTCAATCCTTCGTCGATTCGATAAGCGTCTCAAGAGAGACGGTTTGCTGTTCAGAGTCTGAACAGATCGCCTTTGCGACCGATGCCCTTTGAAGGTCGACGAGTGAAACCTTCTCGCCTACCTCACGGTAAGCAAGCTCGACGATTCCTCTAATCTCACTCGTCTGTGCGGATTTAAGTTGAGAGCTGAGCTTCCTCTGCTCTTCAAGCAAGGCTTCCTTCGTCTCGGCCAGGTTCTCTTCACACTGACCACAGACGATATCAACCCTCCATCCTCTCCACTCGACCGGCTGATTCAGCGTCCCGCCACCCTCGGCCTGTCCATCGTATCCTGATCTTAGCAAGTTTGCAGGAGCAACGTCGAAGTCTCGTCCACAGACTCCACATGATGCCCGTCTTCCTACGACTTGAGCCGCCCCATAGAGGTAGTGGGGGCACTTGAGACACTTCCAGCATGAGATACCGTTACGATTGACGTAGCGACGGTAGCGATGCGCCCCACAACGCTTGGGTTTGGCAGTCATTGAACACTTCCGAGAGCAATTAGGCAGAAAGTCGAAAGATTGAGCAGCCGTAGAGCAGTGTTGTAGCAGCCATGGAGCAGCATTGGAGCAGAATTGGAACCGAAGCCCTCTTTCGCGTAAGTGATTGAATCCATTGGGTTTAGCCGAAAAATGGCCCCGGGATACATACCCATTCCCTACCTAGGAAGGTAGGCTCCTAGGCGCTTCCTGTCAACCCACGATTGAAGATTTCTAGAGGGGCAGGAGACCCTCCCCTCCCCCCGACCTTAACCTCTTCTCTTTCCTAATCCTTAAAAAAAAAAAAATATAAAAAAGAAAGGAAAAGGAAAGGTTGTACAGAGGAGAAGGCATTGTGGCTAGGATACCACACCCGAGGATGGGGTAGGGTACCCTGGTATGGGTATGTATCTGTCGGGGTAAGTAATTGGAACGAAAGGATTTATGGCCGAAAGTATACTGCTCAGGCACTGCTCAGATGCTGCTCCGATACTGCTGGGATGCGGCTCCGGGGCTGATCAAGTTTTCGAGGGGAAAGGAATCGACGGCCGCTGAGGCGTTTGGTGTTCAGAGTCTGAACAGTACGGACTGTTGGATAGACGGCGGGAGACGACCAAACGCACGAACGGCCCAGGAGAGTAACCTCCCGGGCCGTCGGTGTACGGTAGATTGTCGGGTGTGTCTTGTGCGCCTACTCCTCGTCGTCTTCCTGCATGAGCCGAGCAGCCGCGAGAGCCTTCTCGAAAGTCTTGAAGCGCCCCGTCTTGACGAGCATCTCGGCGATCTTCTTGATGCCCTTCTCCGGGTCTTCGAACTGGCCTTCGTACTGCGCCCGGACCTTGGCGCGGCAGTTGAGCCCGTATGCGTAGGTCAGGAGAGTGTTCAGCGGGTTCTCGTTCGGGACTTCGTTGCCGTCGTCGTCCTTCGTGGTTCCCTTCTCCGCTTCGGCGAGAGCGAAAAGCTTGACGATGCTGTCGGCATCCGTTGCGAAAACGATGTGGTCGAACGGCACCTTCTTTTCGTCGCCCTTGTTCGGAACGTTCTTGACGGTCACTTTGGCCTCCTCGATGCGTGCGAGGTTGGCCGCAACGGCCGCGAGAATCCAGGCCTTGTGCAGAGCCATTGTGCGGTATCCTTTCAAAGATCCCTGGGCGATGCTGCCCAGGTCTGATCGAGCCATCCGGCCGATCTACTCCCAATATACGCCCCGGGCGTGGGTTTGTCGTGCGGATTTTGCGCGTATACCAAGATTCTTTGCGAAAGTTTTTCGCCCCCGGAAAGTGGAGAGCCGATCCAGGTCGCCGGATTCAAAAGGCCGTATGCCCCTCCAGACCATTGGAGCCTCCCCGTGGCCGGCCCGGGGGGATCCTCAACCTCTCCCGTTATCCACTCCACACAAAGAAAACGTCTGTTGGAAGGGGATTCTCTGGTTCATTGGGGGTTCCTCTGTCTCTCTAATCTTGGTTCCATTGGGTCCCTTATTCAGACTTGGGTCCCTTATTTGGTTCCATTGACGATTCATTTCGAGGATCCTGTTCATACTCTGAACAGAGAATGGGGGATTTGAGCCTGAACAGGAAAATGAACGCTAATATCCCCTTGACTTTTTGCGAGGCGGAGCGTATTATTCAACTGGCCCCAGTCTTTCACCATTCCTACTCCGGACCTTATTCGGGGGGTTCGTCGAGCGGGAATGAATCTTGCAGGAGGAGGGAGCGCCTCCAGCGGATTGAAAGATTGGGGCCTTCGTTCTTGAGGAGATCGTCAGGAGCCAGTCGGATAATGGAAATCTCAGAAGAGAAAGCCGCCGAGTTGCTTGCTCATCCAAGCAATCTGTGGAACAAGTCGCAGACGAAGGTTGTCTACAAGCCCCTTCACAACGGTGGTCGTACGAACGGGGCGAAGGAGATCCCTCCGACGATTCGCGCTCTCATTGGGATCACTGCTCATCATGACACAATCGCTTCCACGATGGAGACGTTTGGAGTCTCACAGAGTACAGTCTCAGCTTCGAAGAAGGGGAATGTCGGAGTCAATCGACACGACCCAGATTTGAAAGACGCTATTGATAGGGGAGTCGAGGGGGAGACGAAGTCGATTCGTGAAGTAGCCCTCGAGCGCCTTGCAGGAATGTTCAACGGCGTCATCAATCAGCAGAACCTCGACGCAATGAAGCCGGTCGAGGCAGTCAGAGCCGCGAAGGACCTGGCAACGATCGTCGAGAAGGTAACCCCGAAGCAGAAGATCGGACCGACTGCAGTCTTCATCTCCTACGTCCCCCCGAAAGAAGAGCGAGAGTATCCCTCTGTTGACGTGACTGCGAAGATCGTAAGGACAGAGGTAGGCTGATGGCTGAGATACAGGTCGTCGGCGATGCCGTCGATCAACTCGTATTGAAGCCAAATCCAAAGCAGGCGGAGTTCTTCGCCGTTCCGACCACGATCAAAGAAGTTCTCTTTGGTGGTGCGGCTGGACCGGGCAAGACGTGGGCTCTCCTCATGGACCCAATCATGAGGCGCCTGCACAATCACCCACGGTTTCACGGGATTCTTTTCCGAGAGACCTTCCCTCAGATCGAAGAGTCACTCGAACTCGAATCGAACGCCCTCTACCCCCACGTCGGCGGCCGATACGATGGACAGGAACATGCCTGGCACTTCGAGTCGGGAGCGGTCATCAGGTTCTCCTATCTCGCGAAGGACGAGCAGGTCTACGATCATGACACTGCTCAGTACAACTACGCAGGGTATGATGAACTAACCGCATTCACTCGAATGCGGTACATGTACATCGTCCATTCCCGAACGAGAACAACCGTCAAGGGACTCCCAGCCTACTCGAGAGCCGCGACTAACCCTCTTGGGATTGGGCATTCATGGGTCAAGGAAAGATTCGTTGACCCTGCTCCTACAGGCAGCGTAGTAATTCGTGAAGTCCTTCCCATCATTGACCCGAATACAGGTGAGAAGGCAGTCGTCAAGAGGATGTATATACCTGCAAAGGTAACTGACAACCCTCTCATCATGAAAGAAAATCCAGAGTACATCAACTCCCTGATGCTACTCCCCGAAGCAGAGAAGAAGTCGAAGCTCTACGGTGACTGGAACGCAGTAGCTGGTCAGGTCTTCATGGAGTTCCGTAGGGAGCACATGATTGATGAACCAGAGAATGCAGTCCACGTCATTCCCCCTTTCGAGATTCCTTCTTACTGGCCTGTGCTCCTTGCCATTGACTGGGGATACGACGCAATTACTTGGGCGGGATTCCTTGCTATCTCGCCTGAGGAGATCGTCTATCTCTGCCGAGAGTTCTCAGCTCACAAGACGAAGATAAAGGTCTGGGCTTCAGACCTCGGCCGTCTCTGTGATCTCTATCCTTCCCTTCGCACTCCTGCCTCTCTCGATCGTTCAGCCTTTGGAGATCGTGGAGATGAGAAGACAATTGCCGAGCAGGTGGAAGAGGGCCTTGGATTTCCTGTCGAGCGGTCTGATTCCGACAGGATCGGGGGTAAGCTTCTCCTTCACGAATATCTCCGATGGCGACCCAAGCCTGTCCGATACGTCCCTCCCGAAGGCTATGACCTCGAGGTCGAACAGAAGATCTTCCGCATCCGAGGTGAGAGAGCCGCGGCCGATTATCGAAAGGTATTCGAGCCGGAGCCACCCGAACGTAATCTCCCTCGATACAGAATCTTCAACACGTGCCCGCTAGCGATTGACGCAATCCTCGCTGCAACCTCTGACCCGAAGAAGCCTGAGGATGTTCTCGCTTGGAACGGTGATGATCCTTATGACGGCCAGCGTTACGGCCTCAAGAGGGTTCATCGTTTCTTTGACGAATCGCAGAGTGCGTATAAATCACTCGTACGAAAGGACGCGATCATCGAAAGATTGCGTCAGACGGGGGACATGACGTCGTTTTACCAGGAGATGGACAAACTTGAATCGGATAACGCTATTGCTCAAGGTCCTGTCCGGCGTTATAACCGCATCAGGACTTCGAGGAGCTTCCGAGTCTCGCGATCGTATCGCTGAGTTGACAGAGAAGCTTCGAGTAGCTGAGCAAGTTCACGATCGAACCGACGAGCTGATCATGCAGCTTCAGATGGACCTCGCCCATGAGAGGAATCTGACAGCCGCACTTCTTTCTCTTACCCGTCTTCCTTCTTCTGCTGTACCTGTCGAACGTGAGGTGGATCTTGCAGCCCTCAAGGTCCTCTCTCGTCGTGGAATGACGCCGAGCCAGAGGCGCGCTCATGCTCTGGAACTCTTGGATAAACAACACAAGGAAGCAGCAGAAAAGGTAACATGAGTGAAACGTTTATCCTTTGGCTCTTTGGTGGGGCTTTCTTTCTCATCTTCACTTCTTTCCTCTGGATCGTCAAATTGGGAAACAAGATGAGTAAATACGACGCTTCGATAGCTCAAATCCAGGGGGACTTCAGCGACCTCGTGAAACTCTTCGAGGATCATGAAGAGCGCGAGGATAGACAGTTCAAGGAGATAAAGGAAGACGTCGGAGCAGTTCATGCGAGTGTCAACGCTGTCAACTCGAGTGTTGTCAATCTCGCCATTCTAGTAGGAAAGGCAGTCAAATGAATTGGTTCTCTGCGATTCTCACGGCCATCGGTCTCATCAACCGTTCCACGAAGAACAAGCGAATCGTTGTCGGAAAGGGAGACAATGTAATCCTCGACATCGACAGGCTTCCTCCTGGAGATCCCGGACACGACGTCGATCCTCGACCGAAGACTTTACTCCTTCTGCTCCCCATCATCCTCCTCACCCAGCTCGCCTGCGGATACTGGTGGAAAGTCATCGAACCGGTGCCGCAGCCTCCTCCCCCGACTCAGGAGCAAATTTGCAAAGAGAAAATCGACAAGGTAAAGGTACTCTGTATCTCCGAACCCTGGACCGACGAGTGCATTGCCGCTCAGTCGGATGTCCTGACGGCCGAGTGCTTCAACGACATCGTTCCCATCTGCACTCCTCCAACTCTCGTCACGAACTGCTGGCATCAGCCTCCCGGTATGCCCTGGCAGTGGATTCCTGCACCTGTTATTCCTCCTACTCCGCCCACTCCAACTCCTGAACCGCCGGCACCTCCCACTCCTCCAACACCTGTTCCAGGTGACGTTCCTGATCAGCCCGCAGGGACCTCATTGAAGATGAACAATAGGGAGTATGGTGGTGCCCTGGATTCATCTCTCAAGGTGGAGGGACCGAATGCCCAAGCCTACTGTGCTTCCATGGGATGGACGGACGGTCGTCAGTCCTGTGCCGTAGCGCAGGATCAGGACCCAAGGAGGTTGGCTCTCGAATTGAAGTGGATGGGAAAGATCATCGGGAAGGCCCAGGCTTGTCCAGTCTGGCAGTTCACTCTCGACAAGGCGAACATCATTCCATGCCACGACGATCACGATGCCCTCGCATCCTGCGATCACTTCGGATCTACTACTGGGATGGACGATCCGAACACTCCTGGATTCGAAGGGACTCCTACTGTTTGCGGAGAGCAGCGGTGGAACGACAAACCCGACGCAGGATTCTACATGCGTCCTCACTCTGGGAAAGTCGGATTCGTGCGTGCGTGTCTTCCCGACTACACAGGTTGCGGTCCCTGGATCGCATCAAGGTGGCGGTAGATCATGCATCTGAAGGAGTCTCCCACTAGGTTCGTCGTCGGCGGTTTGATCGGCGTAGCTCTGATCGCCGTCGCGTACACCATCACTGGCCTTCTGTGGGGGACGCTCTTCACTCTGCTCCTTCTCTACGAGGCATGGACGCTCGTCAATGACTTTCCCGGCGACACTATCTCGGAGATCATCTGGGTACTCGCGAAGCGTCCGATGGTTCCGTGGATCTTTGGGGTAGCGACGGGGTGGGCCATCGGGTCTAGGTTCATCGAGAACGTTTGGCTCATCGGAGCACTTCTTTTCCTCCAGGGTCACTTCTTCTTCCAGAAGCAGGATGCGGAGGTGGAGATCAAGGACCTGAAGGAAAAAGTCATCGACCAAAAGATCGAGATCGTTCAGCAAAAGGTCGAGATTAAGAAGTTGGAAGACGAGGGATAAATGGGACTCGATCTGCCCGGCGTCATGGCGGAAGAAGAGCTGCCTCCTGAAGCAGCTATTCTGGATGAGCCTCCTATGGAGGAGCCTCCTCCGGAGCAAATTCCTCCTGGGACTCCCCTAGAGTCCAATGAAGGAACACCTCCGCCCACAGAAAAGCAGCCCATAGGTGTGTCAACAGACCTCACGGAGGAGGAAAAGGACGCACTGAAGTATGTTCTCGATACGATCACCGTTCCAGACGATGAAATTCGGGAAAAGATGGTCCCGATTTGGCAGATGTACGAGAACTACTGGCGTGGTTTGCAGGACTTGATCTACGATACCGAGAGGGGAGCTTTTGTTTCTCCGAATGGTGTCATCAAGGCTGCGGGAGAAATGGAGGACAACTACATCGGGTCGAAGATTGTCAATGTCTACCGTGCTCATGGGGAGTCAATCGCGGCTGCCATCTCATCGGACATGCCGATCATCAAGTTTTTTCCCGAAGATGCTGATGATCCCCAAGACATTACGACCGCGAAGGCTTACTCGACTGCATCAGAGTTCGTCGCGGACGACAATCAGGCGAAATTGCTCAATCTCCGAGCGATTTACACTCGATGGAACCAACCCTTCGTAGCGTATTACAACACTTACGTCTACGATGAGAAGTACGGGACGATCGAGAAGCGTTCATACAAGACTCAGGAAGTGGAGGTTGGGGAATCTTTCTGTCCCAGCTGCCTTTTGGAACTTCCTGTTCAGACTCCGAACGGGATCTGCCCCGAATGTGGATCTTCCCTCATGGAGTCTTCTTCAATGGAGACTGTTCCGGTACTGGATGAGGTGCATACGATCCCGAAGGGCAAGGAGAAGATTGAAGTCTACGGCCCCCGCCACGTTCGTCTCCCTTATAACGTGGTAAATCTCGAGCAGGCCGGGTATCTGATCCTTGAGACCGAACATCACTACGCACAGCTTCAGCAACTCTATCCCCAGATGACGGAGGATGTCAAGAGTGGGTCTCCTGCTACGGGATCGACGGCAGATACGGCTCGTAGGGCACGAACTGCCGCAGAAGGTGGTGAGCCTGATCGGGATCAGCGTACACTTCAGCGTTGTTGGTTCAGAACTTGGGCATTGAACATCATCGAAGACGAAGGAATCCGTGCATCCTTGAAGGCAAAGTTCCCAAGGGGCGTTCAGGTTACGTTTGCTGATGAAATCTACTGCGAAGCCTATGATGAGTCGATGGATGATCATTGGACTCTCATACCCGATCCCTTCGCGGAGCATATCCACGGCGATCCCCTCGGAAAGCCAGAGATTCCCATCCAGGACATGACGAACGACGTTGTTCATCTGACCCTGGAGACAATTCTCTTCGGAATTCCGGATAGGTTCGCTGATCCAACCGTCCTGAACTTCGATAAGTACCAGAATTCGGAAAAGGCACCTGGAAATGTCTATCCCGCCAAGCGGCCCACAGGAATGGGCCTTGATTCTGGATTCTTCGAGGGAAGAGCCGCGACGTTGTCGGATAACGTCGAGATCTTCCGTCAGTCCCTCGAGCACTATGGTCAATTCGTCACAGGTGACACGCCGGGTGTGCATGGTGGACCCCTTCCGAAGGGTTCATCGAGAACTGCGGATGAATACCGACAGGCAAAGCAGGGTGCACTCCAACGCTTGAGCGTTGTCTGGTACCTCATCAACATCGCCTGGGCCCTGGTCATGAAGAAAGCAGTGAATGAGCTCCGCATTCACATGCGTTTCCAGGGAGAGGACGTCAAATTCGTCAAGGAAGCTGGAAAAGGCTTCACGAACGTCTGGATCAAGCTTGCGGACATTGACGACGGTAACGTTGGACGTGTCCGAGCAGAGAATGCTGAGAGCTTCCCGCTTACCACCGAGCAAAAGCGTGGTGCGATTCTCGAGCTGCTCCAGACTGGCCTGCCTCCACTCATCGAATGGCTCATGATGCCCGAGAACATTGGTGAAATGTCTCGAGTCATGATTGGAATGAGCAACTTCAAGATCCCGGGTGAAGAGGATCGTGAGTACCAGCTCTGGGAGATCAACAATATCCTCTCTGGTCAGATGGTCGAGGTGGACCCTGACATGGATAACCACGCCATCCACGTGCAAGTCCTCAAGTCATGGGCTGCGAGCGAGGATGGACGAAAGACGAAGATGGTTAACCCTCAGGGTTACATGATGGTGCTGGAGCATCTTCAGATGCACACTATCATTCTCGAGCAGCAGATGATGGCCCAGCAGATGGCCGCTGCTGCTCAGGAGGGTCCACCTCCAGGGAAGGGTGGACAGGGTGAGAAATCAGGAGCAGCGGAGCCGATGCCTCCGGCTGAAGGCTAATGCTGAAGAAGCTAGTCACCTGGTGGAAGTCGCACATTCGTATCGTAGGAAAGGAGACTTACGTTCGTCTCTTTCCCAATCCAGGCTTCAGGATTGTCTTCAAGCGTGGAACTGAGATGCGCTGGAGCCAGCACGATGGATGGCGTTACGGGAGGATCAGGTAATGGCTCAGTTTGCTCGTCCAGATGCAGACATTACGGATGGCAACTGGCTCAAGTCCACAGGTGGAAACGTCGATCTATACACGATGATCGACGAAGCTTCCTTCGATGATGCAGACTACATCGAATCCGGACTTGCTCCATCCGCTGACGCCTGTGCTGTGAACCTTGGGAACGTGGAAGATCCTATCGCATCCACTGGACACACGGTTCGCTATCGTTACCGAAAGAACTCGGCAGGTGGTTCACAAATCAACCTGACGGTGGAGCTTCGTCAGGGGTATGTGAGTGAGGGGACACCCGGAACCCTCATTCATCAGGAGGTTCATACGAACATTTCCGACACGATCACGGCTGGCACGTTTACTCTTTCGGCTGGAGAGGCTGACTCCATCACGAACTACAATGACCTTCAGCTGAGGTTTGTGGCAACACAAGTCTAATGGGCCTCTGGCTTCCATCTTCGCGGACGTTGCTCTTCGCAAACAATCTACCTGCGACTCCGTCTGCTTCGCAGTGGGGGACTAGAGCTACAGCATCGGCCACGCCCCACACGAAGGGCTCGTGGGCGCAGGTCGTCGCGTCCATGCCCTTCGACGCGTACGGCTTCTGGCTGTTCTGGGGCGGCACCTCGACGACGACGACACGAACAGACCAGCTAATGGACATCGGCTTCGGGACGACGGTCGTGATCCCGGACCTACTCACAGGGTGGACGTCATCCAACCAGCTCTACATTCCGCTCTTCATCCCGAAGGGGACGCAGGTTCAGATCAGGGTGCAGGCGCTGATCGCGAGCGACACTATCGACTGTCAATTTCACTTTCTCGGAGGACCCGCACTCCCTCCCTTCGCTCCCTACGTGGGATGTGATGCGTACGGGATCGCGACGGCGAGCTCGCAGGGGTCGACGCATACACCCGGCGACACCGGGGCCGAGAGTGCCTGGGCGAGCATCGGCTCGACGCTCTCGCGGGACTACTCCGGCGTGCTGATGATGCAGGGTGGCGTCTTTTCCGGTACGGCCATGACCGCGATTGCTTACCACTGGGAGGTGGGCTACTCGAGCACGACCCTTGCCGAGTGGTACGCGATTGGCAACACCAGTGAGATTCTCCTGAAGTCAATTCCTGGGCTTGTCGTAGAGGTGCCACTGCCGGCTGGGACGCAGCTTCAAGTCAGGGGAGAGGCGAGTGGCACAGCCCAAGCCTACGACGTCGCTCTCTATTGCTTCTACTAAGAGGATAGCGTGGCTCTCTCAGAACCCTACGGTGCGAACAGCCTCACGGTGAGCACGACGGAGCTGTCCCTCGTCTCTGGGACGTCGACTCTCCAGACTGTGGCAGACGATGGGGTCTATCAGGCCTTCCTTGATCTCTCTGCTCTTGCAATCGGAGACGGCTTCATTTTCAGAGTGTACGAGAAGGTAAATTCAGCGGGGACGAAGAGAGTTGTCTGGTCAGCCATGTTCACACACGCTCAAGGGGTAGACAATGCGATCTTCGTGACGCCGACCCTGATCTTGCTTCACGGCTGGGACATGACGATCATTCGCACAGCTGGTGCTGACAGGTCAATTTCGTACTCGATCCGTAAGGTGGCATGAGTGTGTTCATCCATTATGGACTTCTCGATGTCGCACAGATCCAATCCGCTGGCACGACGGATCGTATTGCCGTCGTCTCGTGGGCAGAGCTTGAGGTTCCGACTGCTCCACGAATGGGGCGGATCACTTGGATCGAATTCGAAGTTCCAGCTGAGTCACGTCGAGGACATATCACTTGGTCTGAATTCGAAGTCCCCACTGCCCCTAGAAAAGGTCTCGTCTCTTGGGGAGAATTCGAAGTTCCTACTCCACCCCTCAAAGCTACGGTCACTTGGGCCGAAGTGGAGATCCCAAGTCCACCCCGAATTGGACGAGTCACATGGGTCGAGTTCGAGATTCCAAATGCCAGCAGGATGGGCAGAATACCCTGGGCTGAATTTGAGATCCCGACGACGAATCAGAAAGCACGTGTATCGTGGGGTGAGCTGGAAGTGCCCTTCGGTCCACGACGTGCCAGAATCGCCTGGTCAGAGCTCGAGACTCCAAGTGTTAATGCAAAAGCTCGGATCACTTTCGCCGAACTTGAAGTTCCCGAACTCGGAGCCGCACCGACAGGACAGCAACAGCGGTTGCACATGAGATTCAGATAGGAGAAAGCCATGGGTGGAGTTGTTGTTCCTGCGATCTATCCCGGAGATCCGGTGAAGCTCTTCGACGCGAACGCTGTTGCCGCTCCGGTCGCGAGTGAGAAGTATGCACTCGGGCCTGCGGAGGTGGCGAAGGTCATCACGTGGACCTACAGCTTCGCCTCTGCTCCATCCGGCGTCTCCATTCAGCTCCAGCATTCCATCGACGGAGTCATCTGGAACAACTTGGATGCTGGAACTGCGACGGCAGGGGAAACTCGGACGACCGTTGCCACTGCGGCTCGATTCATCCGAGCGAACAAGGCGTCGCAGACGGGAGGGGGAGCACTCACAGTCAACGTAATGACCGCTTTCTAGGGGGAGACATGAACTGCTACAAGTGCGGGAAGAAGCTGGACACGGCTCCGTATGGGCCGCTCAACCGGGATTCCGTGGCTGCTCTGGCGAGTGACCATGCGTCGAAGGATGGATGCGACTATGTCGCACGGTTTCCGGACAAGGTCTTCAGGGATCTGAAGGTCGAAAAGAACAAGCCGTAACATAGAAAGGTAGACTAAGATGCCGCCTGAAGTCACAGAAGGCGAAGAACTCGCCGATGATGCCGGTGATGCCCTCGATCAGATGAACACTCTCCTCGACAAGGGAGGAGAAGATCCTGACAAGGGTGAAGTTGAGGACCTCGAGGACGAGGCTGGTGGGGAAGGCGACGAGGGTACAGAAGGCGACGAGGATACGCCCCATCGCGTCGAACGTAAAGAGGGAGAGGAAGAAGAGGAAGAGGAAGACGACGAAGAGCTCATTGACGCCGACGAAGACGAAGAGCTCAAGACTGCGGGACAACCTCAGCTCCTCAAGGACCTCGACAAGAAGTATCCCAAACTCCTCAAGGAGTTCAAGCCACTCAGGAACGTGATCCTGAGAGAGCATGCCTTCAGCCAGCTTTACGGTCATCCTCGTGAAGCAGCAGAAGCTTCGCAGCTACTCGAGGATTATCGAGAGTTCGAGAACGAGGTTCTCGCTGGAAACAACGGGAAGGTCCTCGCAGCCATCAAGGCGACGAATGCCGATGGCTACAAGAAGTTTGTCCGAAACTTCCTTCCTGCTCTTCGGGAGGACGATCAGAAATCGTACGCGGAGGTTACGTTCCCAGTTCTCGCAGATGTTCTGTCGAGGGCAAGGGACATCGCAGCGTCGAGAGGTGACAAGAACCTCCTCAATTCCGTCAAGCATCTCGCCGGCCTTATCTGGCCCAAGAACAAGGGAGAAGTTCCTGAGATCTCGGAACCGGAGAAGGACGATCCCAAGTTGGAGGAACGTCGTAAAGCGCTCGAGGAAAGAGAGCATAAGCTCGATCAGAAGCTGACCTCGGAGTTCATCACAAGTGTGAGGGGGCTCAGTTCAAAGCTCCTTCGGAAGAAGGCCGAAAAAGGCCTCGATCCAAACAGCGTCTTGACTCCGTTCCTCAAGAACTCTGTCGTCGACAAGACGATGACGGATGTTCAGGAACTCATGGACGACGATGTCCGATTCAACCAAGTCATGCAGAGGATCTTCGATCGTGCTCGGAGATCGGGCTTTTCCTCTGAGTATAAGACGCGTATGATCGGAACGTACATCGGTCGCGCGGCTCAACTCATTGGTCCCATAAGAAAGCGTCACCTGAATGCGGCGCTCGGAAAGGTCGAGAAGGGTGGCAAGAACACACCGCCAATGAGACGTGAGGTTGGAGAGAGTGCCGCGGCGGGACATCGAGGGGGAGATGCTGCCCTTAGGGGTAGTGAAGTCGACTTCTCTCGTTCTTCCGACCTGGACATCCTCTCTGGTCGAGCGAAACTCAAGAAGCGATAAACAAGAGGGATCAAAATGCCTCCTCAGGACGAAGCCGCGGTTGCGGCCACTGAGCTCGAGCACGTGGAAAAGGTTGTTCCGGTCCTGTTCGAGCGTGAGGGTCCGTTCCTCCAGTGGATCGAAACCGTGGAAGACGTGGAGATCTCAAATCGTGATGCGCGAGTTCCGCTGGAAATCTGGCCCGGCGGAAACTTCACGCAGTACGATCCGGACGGCGGAGCACTCGGGCTCGGTTCTGCGGCGAAGTACGACAAGGCCATCGTCAACTCGAAGCACTACAAGATGGGCACGCAGTACACCCGCAAGGCCGAGTGGGCAACGGAGAGCGGACGCAAGGCGGTGGTCAACACTGTTCGGCGTCTCTCGGCGTCTGCCCTCGCAGAGTTCCGTCGTTATCTGGACTGCCTGACCATGACGGATGGTCGCGGCATTCTCGGCACGGTGTCGGCGGTGTCGAACGACGCAACGAACGACACGGTCACGCTGTCCACCGACGGTTACGGTGCGAAGCTGTTGCGGTACGGACAGGAAGTCGCGGTCTTCGATGCGACGCTGGCCACGAATCGTACGGCCGGCACGGACAAGACGCTGAACTTCCACGACGTCGTCGCGAAGCAGATCAAGTATCCGGCTGCGGCTCAGCTGGCACAGGTCGGGGACAAGATCGTCGTCGGTGGTCTGGGCAACGTGACGGGTGCGGCTGTCCAGGCCCTGCTCGGTGTGCCGTATCACCACAGCAACGCGTCTTCGGGTACCTGGCTCGGTCTCGACCGTGCCGTCTATCCGCAGATCCGGGCGAATCGCATCAACGCCAACAACGGCGTGATCGCGCAGTCTTACGTGCGTCGTGCGATCAACGTGATCGGCGATCGCGTCGGCATGGACAACATGAAGAACCAGGTGGCCTGGATGCATCCGTGCCAGGTCCAGGGGATCGAGGCGCTGGGTTGGGGTCTGACCACGATCCAGAAGCAGTCCAAGCAGGAAAACCTCGATCTGTTCTTCAACGTCGACCAGATCGCCGGAATCCCCATCAAGAAGTCCTTCTCGTGGGACAAGACGAGGATCGACTTCATGGTCAAGGGAGTCTGGAAGAAGGTGGTCTTCAAGAAGCCGGGGCTCTACAAGAAGGGCAGCGAGTCGCTGTTCGACATCCGGAGCACCACGGACGGTTCTCCGAAGACCAGCCTGATCTTCTACTACGTGATCGGCGTCAACACGTACACGAACAACCCGCCGCTGTGCTCGTACATCGATGCACTCGCGGTGGCTTCGGGCTACTAGTCGAGAGGGGGAGAGGGGGAGGAATCTTCCTCTCCCCCATGGACTCATTATGAAAAATCGTGACATCGACCGCATCAACAAGTGGCTGCGAGAGACATATGGACACGACCTCATTGGACGTGCCCATTATCGCGTCATTTGGAGCATCGGACAGCTCGAGAAGCGTAAGGGTACCTTTCAGGAATACTGCGGCCCGATCTTCCTGAGAGAATACTACGGCGTAAAGGAACTGCCAAAGTATCTCTATCACCCGAATTGGAGGGAGCGTTGGATCCTGGAGAGGCTCGACTTTGCTCCGAATCATGAGCTTGCTCTGGATCAGGCCGGACACTACGAGCCATTGTACGTCTTCTATGACGCGAATGGTGGGTATTTGAGACCCACGCTTCGTGCCATTCAGTTCTTCATGCTTCATCTTCTTGAGAGGAAACCGTGGAAGACCGATAAGGAGAAGTGGAACGATCTCAACGAGCAAGAAAAGAAGCAGTACGACGAAGAAGCAGAGTTCTACTACGGATGTCTCGACGACCAGTTTGGAGGCGACCTGGCGTCTGCAATTCGTAGCAAAGAAGGCGTAGTAAATCCTGGAGTGATTCATCTGCCTGATGGAAATCTCCACTGGTTTGACAGGAGTTCAAAGAATGCAAGCGACAGTCGTGTCCCTACTGCCGTATCCGATCCTTCGTGAGCACAAGCCACATCTGACACCAGCAGAGTACAACATCTCTGCAGCCCCTGAGAATGGCATGAGTATTCTGGTGGTCGAAGATGGGACTCGAGGGGTCTATCTCGATGAAGATCGGGGAACAGAGAACGTTGTCGTCTCAGGCGAAGTGATTGCGAGATCACTCGTTGAGGACTACATTCAGAGTCAGCCCGGACAGGATCAGGAAGCTGGTCCTGGACTCTTTTACGTAAAGGGAGCTCTCAGAGAAAAGGAGATCATTGAGAGATTTCCCAACAAGGTCCAGAATGCGAAGAAGAGTCAGAAGGACTGGTGGCGTAGGCTAGTTCGCTTCGCTGACGATCTCTGGACTCGTAACCATCAGATGCGTGAGATCGGTGACCTCGAGAGAACCGCAGGAAGGGCTCTAGGGCTCAAGCGTGACTGGCTCGACGACAACCCGGATACGATGATGAAGTGCCCGGTGTGCACTACGCTCATCTCCAACTACGCAATCGTCTGCTTCGCCTGCCACGTGATCCTCAAGCCTGAGGAGTACAAGAAGTTCCAGTTCGCGGGAGGAGCAAATCCTGTTCAGGCTCTGAACGCCAAGATCTAGGAGTCAATCGTGAGCGTAACAGCAGGACAGGTGATGGACGGATCGGCTGCGCTACTCTCCGATCCATCTAAGGTCACATTCGGCTACGTTTTTCAGCTTCCATTCCTCGTACTCGCTTGGGATGAGCTTCAGGAGAAGCTTGTCGTCAACGGTATCGTGGATGTGGATGAGGAGACGTCCTCACCTGCCCTGATCACTGCTGGCACCAAGCAGTGGGATTCCCAACCCAACGATCTACTCTTTCCCGTGAGAATTTGGGAAAAGGCCGTTGGCGCACCCAACGAGGAATACATTCAGATGGATGAACGTCGTCCAACTCCTGATGAATCCCAGGAAACCGAGTTGGGAGTCTGGTACTTCGCTGAGGGCTTCATAAAGTTTCGTGGAGCGATAAGTGATCGTTCCATCGTGTTGAAATATCAACGGGATCTTGCAACGGTCAACAGCGAGGCCACGATTCTTCCCGTAAAGGGTGTGAAGTCTTTCTTGGTCTTCCGAACGGCGGCACTGATCGCCAAGTCGAGAGGAAATCAAAAGCGTGCCGATGATCTCACGGCTGACGCAGCGGAAAAGCTCGCCGATCTGATCGGTGCGAAGGTCAAGGATGAGCAGGGAACTCCAGCCCGACCTCGACGGTACGGGTATTCACTAAGAAAGGGATAGAACATGGCCGAAGCCTCCGTTGTTGTCACCGTAACGGATGAGCTGCCTCTACCCGGTCGAGGTCTCCTAGTCTGTGGAGCCTTGGCGGTGGATGCAGCCGCCGACACCTACGCAGCCGGTGGACTCGCACTCGGAGCGGCAGAGTTCCGTGGGAAGTTG